TATTCAGAGTTCAAGGGAGACCTTACAAAGTTGACACAGGAATTGGCCAAGGCTCAAGTAGATGCCCTTAACCAAACAGTTCAGAATATTGTTGCAGAGGAAAACGAAATTCGTTCATTCTTATTTAGAAGCCAAGAGGACAGAAAGAAAGGTTTGGAACAACAGGCAGAGGCATTACCTCGTGTGTTCTTAAATAACCTTGACCTGTTGTTCAAATTCACATCACAATCTGGTCAGATTGTAATTGATGAAACTCAATCTACAGAAGAACAAATATTGTCATTAAAAGAACAATTCGATAAAAAGAATATTGACTTAACCAAACTAACAGAAGAAGAGATTCTAAAGATTATTGAATTCTACACTGGTAAACAGATACAAGCACAACAATCTGCTGATAAAACAAGACAAGAAAAATATCAGAAATTTTTAGATGGTCTTGAAGATTTCCAATCTGTTGTAACACAGTTATCACAGACCACAGCTGATTTCTATTCATTTCAGTTGGAGATGTTGGACAAACAAAACGAGAGTATCCAATCCAAGATTATCGGTGATACGGAAGAGGCAAACAAAAAGAGATTGGAGAATGAAAAGATTTACCAAAGTAAACGTAAGGAACTTGAAAAGAATCAGGCAAGAACATCTCTTGGTATATCATTGGTTCAGGCAGTGGCAAACACTGCACAGGCGGTTACAAGAGCACTCGCTGAAGGTGGTGTCGCAGGTCCAATCTTGGCAGGTATATTTGGAGCACTTGGTGCTGTTCAAGTTGGAATCATCGGTGCTCAAATAAGTGCAATTGAGAAGTACCGTAGAGGTGGTTTTGTTAAGATGTCAAACGGAGGTTTCATGGTGAATGGTCCAAGTCATGAATTCGGTGGTGTGAAATACGCAGGTGGAGGAATTGAATTAGAAGGTGGTGAGGCAGTTATCAACCGTAAATCTTCACTTAACTATCAAGGAATCTTAAGTTCAATTAATATGGCAGGTGGGGGTAAACCATTGGTAAATAATTTTGACGACTCAAGGATTGTTGAGGCAATCGCTAAACAAAGAAATGAACCAATTCGTGCATACGTTGTGGAATCTGACATCACCAATAAACAACAGATTACCCGTAGATTGGAACAATTGGCACAATTTTAATAAAGATATTTATATAATATGTTACGTATAATTGAATTAGAAATCGAAGAAGCATTATCAGCAGACACCCGAGTAGCAGAGGTTGCATGGGTTGAGATGCCTGCAATCGAACAAGAGTTAATGTTCTTTGGACATATCGACTCCCAAATAACAAGAACGGAAAAGTTCGAATCATATAATGACTATCCAAAGGAAGCATCCACAAATGCTTGTAGAGCCGTTAAATGGGCAGAGGAAAATGGATGGGGTGACTGTCTTCAATCTGAAGGAAAAATCAGGGCTAATCAATTATGTAATCGTGAAAATATTACTGAAGAAACCATAGCACGTATGTCTGCATTTAGAAGACATCAACAACACAAAGATGTACCTTATGAAGAAGGTTGTGGAGGAATTGCATGGGATGCATGGGGCGGTGATTCAGGTGTCGATTGGGCTGAACGTAAACTAAAACAAATCAGAGGAGAAGAGTTTGAAGAGGGTGTCCCACATTATACCAAAGATGGTGTATTATATGAAGGACCTACACATAAACATGGTGGTAGGTTAATGACTGGTTCAGTTCATACAGATGATAGTGAATATCTATACCACGAAGGTGAAATGGCTGAATTGGAAGATGCATGTTGGGAAGGGTACGAACCAATAGGCACCAAAATTAAAGATGGTCGTGAAGTCCCTAATTGTGTTCCAATCGAACAATCCAAAGAAGAGTTTGTATATCCAAATCCTGGTGAGAGTGAAGGTGATTTTATTTCACGTTGTGTTGAGTATGTTATGGGTGAGGGTAAATCACAAGACGAGGCATTGGGTAAGTGTTATGGAATGTGGAAACAAGAATTCGCTGTAGGAGACCGTGTATCATTCGATTGGGATGATACCTTGACTGACCCACGTTCAAAGAAACTGGTAGAACAAGAGAGACGTAGAGGGTCAATTATTTATATTATATCTGCAAGGGGAACAACCTCAAACGATATGGTAGAATATGGTAGTGAATATGACATACCAGGAACTCGTATATTTGCCACAGGTTCCAACAAAAGAAAAGTAGAAAAGATTAAGGAACTTGGAATCAAAAGACATTACGATAATAATCCACAAGTTGTAAATGAACTTGGAAAACCATTGGGTATACAATTCGATTATATTGTAAACCTACCATCATACGAGAATACATCGGGTGATACAATGTTAACTGAACCAATCCTTATGAGTGAAGATTGTGGATGTAGTTTAACAGAGAAATTTGGAGTCATTGGATACCACGAAGGTAAACCAGTATTTTCAAGTTGTTCCACACAACACGATGAATTCAATGGATATGATGAATATTCAGATGAAGAAAAGGAGGCATGGAATCTACTTCAAGATTTAAAGGTATCACACCCTGAAAAGTTTGAACGAGTGGTTGGTGATTTAAGAGGGGCAACCGAAGATGAAGTAAAACGTAGAAACCACAAGACAAAGACAACTTATTTCAGATACGACAGAATATTGGATGGAAGTCCTGACAGGGACTTTTGTACATCCATTGAGGGTAGATACTTCAGACGTATGGAGATAGACCTTCTACGTCCTTTAAACACAGAATTTGGACACAATAGAGAACCATATAGTAAGTGGTTATACTTGGGTGGACCTAACTGCGTTCACGGTTGGATGAGAGTATTTGTTCAAGGTAATAACATTGCAGAACAAGGAGCTGTTGAGGGATTACCAGGAACCCCAATGAAATCAAGACCATTACAAGGATATTATTCAGAGGAGACCAAACGTAAGAGTGAGGTTGCATATATCATTTCACAAGAAAACATGTCACAACAGAAGTTTGCTACCAATGATGAGAAACGTATGATTTACACTCCGTTAATGATTCCTAATATACTCATACCCCGAATGGATGAAACCACAAAAGAACGCTATTTTGTGAAGTTTACACCAGAGAGTATTGAAAGAATTGCACAGAAATTCTTGATTGAATTAAGAAACAGGGAAACAAACTATGAACACACAGAAAAGAAATTCCAAGATGTTGTTATGGTTGAGTCATGGATTGTCACTGGTGATAAAGATAAAGCCTATGAGTTAGGATTTACTAAAGAACAAATCCCAGTCGGAACTTGGTTTGCAGGTTATAAAGTGTTGGATACACCCGAAGGAGATGAAGTTTGGAAGTATATAAAATCTGGTAAAGTAAAAGGAGCATCGGTTGAAGGAGATTTCTTATTGAAATTTTCCCGTCAAAAAAATGATGAATATTTATTGGAACAGGTAATAAACATACTAAAAGAAATAAAATAAAAAAACATGAATGCAACAGAAGCAATTAGTCGTATCAAGGACTTGTTAGGTTTCAATTTTAAAGCAGAAAAGTTTTATTCAACAGTTTTGGTGGATGGAAAAACTGAAGTAACCAATAATAAGGATACTGAAGGTTTTGAAATCGGTGATGAACTATTCATCGTGAACGAATCAACATTATCTCCTGCTCCTGAAGGAATGCATGAGGTAAGAGAAGGTTTGATTATCACATTGGATGGTGAATCTAAAATCGTAAAAATTGAAGAAAAAACAAAAGAAGAGGAATCTTCTGAAACTGAAGTAGAAACAGAAATCGAGAATGAGTCAACGGATATGATGTCATCGAGTGTTCTTGCAGACGGAACCAAAATCGAAACCGATACTGAAGGTGAATTTAAAGTGGGAGACCAACTTTATTTCATTACAGAATCTGGTGAGAAGGTTAAGGCACCTGCAGGGGAACATACAACTGAAAGTGGTATTGTCATCGTAACAGACGGTGAAGGTATTATTACAGGTGTAAAATACCCTGATTCAGAAGGTACTGGTTCGTTGGAAGATTACAAAAAAGAGATGGACAAAATGAAGGAGGCTATGTCAGAAATGGTAGGTCTTCTATCTGAACTGAACAAGTTCAAAACGGATTTTGAATCCATAAAGGCAGATTTCGAAGAGTTCAAAAAACAACCCGATAGAGTGCCTGTGGTAGAGAAGAAATTCTCAACACAAGAAAATATTCTTGATTGGAAATTAGAACTGATTAAGGGTGGTTTTAATAAAAAATAAAATAAAAACAAATAATAACTAAAATGAAAACAAATAACAGAAAAGGAAGTTTCAACTTCAACTATGATTTGAGTGGTCTTCCAACTTACGAGCAGTACGGTTCTGATATGCTTATCAAGGCATTTTTAGGATTAACTCTTCCAAAGTTCTCTATGGTTCGTAGCAACCTTAAGGGTACTACAGAACTTGTTGGTTATGTAACTGACGAAGTTATCCTGCAGGATTTAAGCTGCGGATTTGACCCAACGGGCAACACTACACAAGATGTAGTAGAGGTTGCATTATGTAATAAGAAGGCAAACATGCAGTTGTGCCCTTACGATTTGTACGACACTTATTTGTCACAGTACTTGTCGAATGGTAATTTTCAAGAGGCGGCTCCCTTCGAGGAGGTCATCCTAACTGATATCAGCAACCGCGCGGCCAACCAAATCGAATACCAATTATGGCTTAACTCGACTGGTACAGGTGCTACTCAATACGACAATCAGTGCTTCAACGGTGTTACTAATCTTATCACTTCAGGCAATGGTGCTACTCAAGTTGCATACTCTGCAATCACAGCAAACAATGCACTTGATATCTTCACACAGGTTTACCAAAGTATGGATGAGAATATCCTTCACAGAACGGACTTGGTTATCTACTGTGGTTACGACTCATACAGAGCATTAATTGCTTCTATGAGAAATAGCTCATACATCAACTTATTCTCATTCGATTCTGCAGGTTCAACTTCAGGTGAAGAGTGGTCAGTAATGTTACCTGGAAGCAATGTGCGTGTTGTGCCAACACAGGCGTTGACAGGCAAGAACAAGTTATATGCGGGAGCTGCTCAGTATGTAATGGTCGGAATGAACGCAGAAATGATGACAGTAAAATCAATGTATGACCCATTCAGCGATGACATCAAAATTAATTTACACGCAACTTATGGTGTGGGTGTATTCGATGTTGCATCATGGGTAGTTGTATCCTAATAAACTTAAATTAAAAAAATTTAGAAATTATGTCGTGCTATATAGAAGAAGGCTACTCACTTGACTGCAGAAATTCGTCAGTTGGCGGATTAAAATCACTTTGGATTCTTGGTGGTTCTGGTAATACAATCACGGGGTGGGCATCAAACGTGGACAGTGAAATCACTGCAATCAGTGGTTCAGGCGTATTCTACAAATTTGAATTGGTAAAACAATCTTCAAGTTTGACAGAAGCTATCACTGTAAATACAACTTCTCAATCAGTTGTATTTGAACCAACCCTAAATATCAACCTACCAAAAATGGGTACAAGTTTACGTAATTTGTTCCAAAATTTGGTAAGTCAAAATAATATATTCGCTATTGTCCTTGACAACAATGATAACTATTGGAGTGTTGCATTCCAAAACGGTGCATTGGTAACTGCGGGTACATTACAAACAGGTCAGGCATATTCTGACCTTAACGGAATCTCGGCACTTACAATCGTAGGTGGAGAACCAAATGCAACACAACGTATCGACGTGACTACAACCCTTGCGGCTGTAATGACGGGTATCACTGTGTCTGCAGAATAATAAATTCAAAAAACTAAAGGGGGGATTTCATATCCCCTCTTTTATAGCCTATTTAATAATATGGAATGGAACGGTAGACAATATAGACCCATTGGTCGTCAAGTAAGAAATACTAAACCAGATTATAAGGAAATGATAAAACCTTATGGTCAGAAGGAAAATAATGGAAATGTATGGATACCAGTTTTGTCTATTCCTGGTAATGTTCCACAACCCTCATCAGGACCAAGTCCATTTGACCCGTCATCAATTACGGGTCTTAAGTTATGGTTTGATGCTGATGATACTTCAACATTATTATTAGGTGGAAACTATGTTGAGTCATGGACATCCAAAGGTGATGTACCAATGGTATTGACCGCTTCAACAATTAATAGAAGACCACAATATATTACAACGGGTGGAACTGGTAGTTCACCCGCATTGTTGTTCTTTTCATCTGCTACGGCACCAAACAGAAGTTTGTTGACACAAGAATCCACAAGTCAATCATTCAATTTGACTCAAGGTTATACCATCTTCATGGCTCAGAAGAATGTTGGTAGTAAATCATCTACCGGTCTTT